CAATTTCGCAACATGGATTGGTTCCCCAATCTTTGTCATTGCTTAAATAAATTCCAGGTTCTCCTGCATTTGATAATTCAACACGTTTCCACAAATCCATAAAGAATTCTTTAGTAACTTTGTGACGAATCAATACAGCTGAATTATTTGCTCGACCTCGTTGTGGATTTGTTTCCCACCAATTGCCTGATTTACATGCAATCATTTCTTCATCGTCTGCACTAAACAAAGAAATAAGAGCTGCTCTACGAATACCACCCGCTAATACTGCATCGGCAACGTGACATACCATATCATGTACTTCAATTGGAGAAAGTTTATCGCCATCTTCTTTGGCATCTAAAATTCCTTGAAGTTTAATCAAACATTCTTTTAATGGTTGAGGTCCTGGAGCTTTTCCTCCTGATGTTACTAATCTTGCTCCTTTAGCTCTAATATCTGAAAAATCAAATGAATAAGTTGAGCCACCTTCAAAATAAGATTTAACTAGCATTTTAACTGCATCAGCCCAACCTTCAATTGAATCTGCAATCAAATATCTACGTGTTCGTTTAGGATTTGGTTTGCGGATTTCTGGTAAAGCATCAACATGATGTTTTTGTACGGAATATCCAACGCCCGTTCCGCCTAATAATAAAAACATTGCTTCGCCAAACGCTCGATGGTCATCTATAGGAAGATATGCACAATTGTAAATTCGGTTAGGAGAGATTTCAATTGGTTTGCCACCAAACTGCAAACTACGCATTGATGGTAATACTTTTTTGTTGTAAACAAATTGATATGCCGTTTCAATTTCTTCCCGCAATGCCGGATACTTTTTGATGTGCATATTCATGTTTCTTGTAACTAATTCTTCCCAAGATTCTCTGCGATTGAGTTCGGGAAGATATTTGGCATACTTCATGTATACCGTAATTTCACTTAAGATTTGATTTGAAATCTCCATTGTTGTAATCTCCTTAGATGTTTTATTAACTTAATTTTTTTAGACGAAAAAAGGAAGGAGTTATCCTTCCCATATTCTTTCTTATAAATATCATTTTATCCCAAAGTTCCGCCCAGATCTTTAAACTTTTGTGCTAAATTTTTCTTAACTAAATTTTCACCTGTTTTCATGATTTGTGTGGTTTGTTTGCCTTGGGTTGTTTGTGGTTCAAAGAATTGAAATTGTCCATTATTAGTATTGATTTTACTTGGCAATGTAATACCATCTGGACCAAAACGATTCTTAATAACATGTCCTCTACCAGTTCCTGACATTTTATCTTCTATCTTTCTTGATAACGACATCAAAAAGTCAGCAACCATTACTTTTCCATATGATGATGCAATTTTATCTGCTTCAATAATATCTTCTTCTAATGCACTACGTCCTGCTTGCGATGCAGTCCACACTGGAATTCCATATTCTCCCGCCATACCACGAAGTTCTTCATATAAATCTTCCAATGCTTCGTGTTTGTCCTTTTTTGTGTTTACTTTAAGTAAGTCACCATAATCCACAATGATTAAATCTGGTGTTTTGCTTTGCATAATAGTTTTTTCAATATGTGCCTTCAATGCCATTACCCCAACTGATTTGGTTGGAAAATACTTAACAATCAATTCACCGCGCAAAGATTTCATTTTTTCTTCAACCGTTTCTTGATGATGTTTAAGTGTCTGTGCATTAATTCCTGTTAATACTGAATCATATCGTTGACCTACATAATTTTCATTGAGCTCTAATGTATAATGAATAACGGTCTTTCCGGCTTTAACTGCATTGGCACCAATATTAATAAGCATCCAAGATTTACCAATACCTGCAGGAGCCATTACTACTCCTAATTCTCCTGGAGCTAAACCGCCATCCATTAAATCATCAATAACATCCCAACCCGTAGTAATTGTATGTCGTGCAGCTTCATTGTATCGTGCAGCTACATTATTAATATAGTCCAAACCAATATCAGTATCAGCACCAGCTTTCATGGCACTATCCATTTTAGATTTAATTTCATCATAGTTACCCATTTTGAGTAATGAAACTGAATCCATTATAGCTCTTTTGATTTCCTGATTCTTGCAAAATTTAAGAATTTCATCTTTTACAAAAGAAAGGTCATCTGACTCCATGTATCGAAATACTTCTTTCAATTGTTCTAATACTGCAGTTTTTAAGATGTCATTTTCAATCTCTGTTATTTTGACTTTGAGTACATCTTTTGATGGCGGAGCTTTGTATTGTTTGAAATGTTCCAATACAATTTCTAATAGCCAACTATTTGCATCGGATTCAAAATACTCTGCTTGTATTATATCTGCAATTTGCTGTAAAAATATTCTGTCTGTGAATAATGCTGCTATAACTTTTACTTGAAAGCCATAACCATACTCGGAAAGTTTGTCGGTCATATAACCAATATATAAAAAACTATGTTAAATTCAAATTATTTATGTGTCTGTTTTGCAAATGCATTTAAAGACAACCAAGTATTAGTTAACCAATCGGGTAAATTTTTCATGATAGACCACATCTTATCTTGATAGAATAATCTCTGAAACTCAGCACGATTTAATTCTGGTATAGGTTGTTCCATAATACCTCGAATTTTACTAGCAGTCGATGCTGGTATATCAAGAAGCTTAATATTCATTAATTGATAATTTTGTTCAATGATGCGACTATTATCTAAAATCTTTTGATATGATTTAGATTCTTTAAGTGATGCCAAGCTTTTATCAAACAATTGTTGCGTTGTATATGGCGTTGCATTGGCTAATTCTGGAACAAGTTTCAATATAGTCTTTGGACCTATTCCATTAACGCCCGGAATGTTATCTGAAGCATCGCCCGTAAATGATCTATAAATAACCATATTGGCAGGGTGTACTCCAAATTCTTCTTGCACAGTATCTACATTATACATTTTCTTTTTGATTGGAGACCAAACTTGAATTCGATCATCAACCAATTGATAAAAGTCTCTATCCGTAGATACAATGGTAATCTTTTTGCATTCCGTTTCATACATTTGTGCAATATATGCAATTGTATCATCGGCTTCAATTCCATCCATTGAAATAAAGGTTACAGGTAAATTGTCTAAATATGATATCAATCTCGAAAATTGATGTCGCATCGATTCCTGTTCTTGTTCCAATGTAGATTCATGATGATCGTGACGTCGCAATTTAGTTTTATTTGCCCTATTTGCTTTGTAATCACCATAGATTCGTTTTCTTCGAGCAGAACCCCCGCGGCCATCGAATACAATAATGCATCGAGTAGGTTTAAAATCGCGAACGGTTTTACCAACTGAATATAAAAATCCAGTAATGCCACCGATATGATCGCCATCTTCATTATATGCGGGAGTTGCGCCGAAGCTTCGAATGAAAGTGTTTAGCCCGTCAAACACCATGAGATGATCATTGACACTCGACGGACTAGAACTCCTTTCTTGTTGTAACTCTTTGAATAATTGTTGATACTTATTCTTCATCATACGTTTCATCAGTAATGATTACGTCATCAATACCACCGTCAATACCGGCCTGATATTTGAAAATATAAGCATCGCATATTCTTTGATATAACCTTTCCTTTGCTTCTGGGTTTGAAATAACCTTTTCCACAAAGTCTTTGCTTTGAAATTTAATTTCGCCATGTGCTTCACCAGTTTCCGTATCTACGTCTTCCATAGTATACCATGCACCTGATTGTTTAACGATATCAAAATTCTTCATGATGTTCAACCAACCACCAAAATTGTCAATTCCAGAATCATAATAGATTTCATAATTGACTTTTCGATGTGGCGGACCCATACGATTCTTTACCACTTGTACTTCTGTTTTGCTACCCACAACTTGTTCAACGCCATTTACTTTGGCTTTAATCATTCCTGTGTTTTTTAAACGCAATCTAACCGAAGCATGAAATGGAATTGCCTTACCACCTGCAGTTGTCCATTGGTCACCAAAAGACACGCCCATTTTGGTACGAAGTTGATTGGTAAATATGAGACAAATACGCTCTCTTGCAATCCAATTGGTAACTTTTCGCATTGCCTTTGATAAAATGATTGATTTGCTTGTTGCATAACCATCCTTATCATACTCAGCTGACATTTCAATTTTTGTAGATGCACCCATGATTGAATCTACTACAATCGTAACTAAACGATCTTTATCTGATTTGCGAACTCCTTCTACAATTGTTTCAATAGTTTCAAATATTTCTTCAATTGTTTCTAATGGAACATATAGCATTGTTTTTAAATCAACACCAATAGCCGTCAAAAATTCAGAACTTGTAGCAGATTCCGTATCAATATACACAGCCAATCCACCTTTCTTTTGTGTTTCTGCTAATGTGTGTGCAGCTAACAATGATTTACCGGAGGCTTCTAATCCAGTAATTTCAGTGATTCGCCCAACAGGAAATCCTCCATGGGCACGATTTGAAATTGCTAAATCGAGCATCGAGCAACCAGATGATACCCACTCTGATACATTGCTTGGAGAATCATCATCGCCATCCAAAAAGAACGCAGTTTTAAGATTTTGTCCTTTGAATTGCTTGTTGATACTGTCTGCCAATGTTGATGCTAGAGCATCTTCTATTTCCAGTTTACTTTTACTCTTTGCCATTAAAACTCCTTAATTAATTGTTGAATAAGTCATCGAATGCAGATGCAACATTATCAACTTTTTTAGTAGCAGCCGGTTTAGAAGCTTTTGCTGGTGCCGCTGCTTCTTCTTCTTCATCTGAATCAACATCTGAATCTGCATTTTCTGGATTCATCCACTCTGCCAATGCCTTTTCAAGTTCTTGATAAGTTGGCTCTGGAAATAAATCAGTAATCTCAGGTTGATTCATGATTTTTTGTGCTATTTCTTTGTCATCCGTTGCTGGTTGTGTATTCGGCTTAACACGAATAGCTGTTTTAGGAAATGCTCCGCCTTCTGCTGGTGTAAATTCTACGTCAATATCACGTCCATTCATTAGATCTGTAATGTCACCATAATCAGCATCTGAAATGATTGAAAGCAATTCCGTATAAATTGTTTTACCAAAGCCCCAAAATTTAACTCCTTCTGATTCTTTGCCGCGAATAATAACGGGAACATAAGTACGCATTTTAGGTTCAATTTTACGACCCATTAGCCAATCTTCTTTATCTCCTGTTTTCTTTAGCTTTTCGGCAAATTCAACGATTGGATCTTCATTACCGAATGTAATTGGAGATAACATGGATTTCTTTCCGATGTCATAATGAAAATACAATTCTAGGAACGGATTCTCTTTGCGATGAACGTAAGGTACAATTCTTACTCGCGTTTTACCTGCTTCAGGTTTCCACAAATTTTGTTTTTTGTCATCAGATTTGTTTAACTGATTAAGTTTCGCTTTAATAGCGTCTAAATTCAAGGCCATTGTTTAATTCCTTTTCTTTAAGTGGTTAATAAAATAAAATATTAATTATAATATAAATAATTAATGGGGTAATTCAAAGTAATTAGTTAAGTTTTTCGTTTTATTTTAAATCTATGTTATGGTATTTTTTCATAATATGTTTAATATATCTTGGAGGAATTTTAGAATCCGTATCCATCATTATCATATATGCAACACCGGCTGCCGAAAATGATTGTTTTGCATCTTCCAAATAACTTTTAAAAATATATTCAGCAAAGTTTTTATCTGATTCTTCGGATTCAGTTATTAAATTTTTTAACTTTATCATTTTTTATTCCAATCTATTCCGCTGATTCGTAATAATCTAATACTGCTTGATATACATCTTGATTTTCAACGCCATTGAATTCATCAATTGAATCTTCATTATCCATTATATCTTCATCTTGAAAATATACCGTTGTTCCCGAAGCGTCATCATCTTCAACAAATCTATATACCTCAATTTTGTATTGTTTGTCTGGAGCACCATTATATGAAATAGTAACAACAAACGTATCTTCTTGTTCGTTATCGCTTAATTTGTTAGATTGAATACGTTTTAGTTTAATGTTATTTGAGATATCTTCATTTAGATTTTTTGTGCCAAATCGACGCATATTTTCTTTTAGTAAGTTTTTCAATCGTATCATATGTATATCCTATTATATAAATAAATATCAGTTCCAAGAAAATTTCTTGTAGAAGATCAAATCAATAACACGATATCCTTCATCATCTGTAAGTATGAATGCGTTTTGATATTTGCTCCAATCTAATCGATATGTTTTATCTAAAACGCCGTTATTCACTGCTTTGATAACTTCATTAAGTGCGTTAACTGTATATAAGGTATTGGTTTCTTTTTTGCGATGAATGCTTATCGTGTTCTGTCCGCGCTGCGTACCGGCGTCTGCATTGTATGTACAATATAAATTGTCCGTTGCTTCGGCATTGGAAAATACGAATATTCGTCGTTCTGGTATTGTGTAACTTTGTTGTATGTATTCGGTTACTATGTTTAAGTCTGATTTATGTGCAAATGTGCAAAGTAATTGTGTTTTCAATATTGTTCCTCAATGGATTCTTCGATATCTTCAGTATCATCTGGAGTGACGGTTTTTTCTATAATACGTACTTTACCCGAATCGGTTACAACATAACGTAAATCTTGTGTAACATTGATTCGATTAGGACGGAATACTATGAATGTTACATCAGCAACAATAGCTTGTACTGCAGCATCCATATCTTGATCTAATTCTAATGGATTTCTAACATATTTTAATCGGCGTAATTCGGTATTAACATATGTTAAATTTTGACTTTCATTTCGTACCGGGCGTATAACAAATGCTTTGCCAGATGTATCTTCTATAGGTTCAATTGACATTTCAATTGGCGTTGCATTAGGTCCTCTTAAAATTACATTGGTATAACCTTTAATTTCAGATTGCAATTTATTTGCTTCTTGATAAAACATATCTAAATATTTTTTATCTTTCATGCCTAAATTTCCAGCTAAAATAACATGGCGGCGGTCTTCTAAATATCGTATTGCTACTAACAATGGCTCTGGCAATAATTTGTCTAAATCAAATTTTGGCGAGTCAATACCTCGTAATTGAGATAAACGCTGAAATGTCATAGTAATTTCATCCCAATATCGGTATCTTGTTACGGTACCTTTTGTTCCTAAACGAATTGATGCATTTGGTTTCTCTGGATTACTATAATCTTTTACTTCGTATTTTGCGCCATTGACATTTAAATCATATGAAACATTTCCGCCTTGTATAAATGAATCTCGAATTAAAGTTGTTAAAAGTATTTCGCCTTTACCTAAGCCCGTTGGTCGTAATTCAAACAAGCGTCCAGTTAAACCACTTTTGAAATTGATTGTATTTAAAAGTCGTTCACTTACTTCATTTTCTGAATATAATAAATTTGCAAATTGTTGGGCGTCTTCATATGATAATTTATTTAAAAATTTCAAAGTAGGCAGTTCAGCTGCAACTGGTAATAAACTTAAAAATTTTATAAATTCATTTTCTTTACCGGCTTCTTGTATAGCTGTTGATAAGAATTGATTTTCTATCGAATCAATTTTTAAAGATTCTACAATATGATCTTTAACGTTACCTTTTGCTCGTTCTACAATTTGTCGAGCGTGCTCTGGTGTAACTTTTGCAGTTTCTATTAGTACGTGATATAGTACTTCGTAATCTTTAGATTGAGTAGGATACCCTTTAGGCAATCTAAAACACCATTCTGTTAAAATTAAATCAATGTTCATAACGAGATAGTTTTCATTTTATCATAAATATCGCCGACTTTACATTTTACCGGCAAATTTCCTTGTTCTAACATGTTTTTAAGCTGAGGCAAAAGGTCCTTAGCTTCTGTATAATCTACATCAAATAAAATTGAGTCATATGTATACAGAATTATACAACTATTATAGTTTTGTAATAATGTTTGTACTTGTTGCAATTTTCTTACGGATACTTCGGTTTCAATGGCCTGCAAATAATAATTAAACAATTTGAATGCGGTCATGTTTTGCACCGCATCTTTGCATATACTTCGTTTTGTTATTGGAGTTTGTATGCATCCATTCCGTTTCCATTTATCCCATAACGTGTATACAAAATCATTGACTCGTTTAAAAAATGGAATTGTCAAAAATTCAGCATCAATACCTCCATATAACAATCGAAATGTTATGGCTTTGCTTTCTGCACGTTGTTCTTCAGTTAATTCTGTGGTATCAAAATAAAAGCGTCCCAAATAATCATGTATAGATGATTCTGGTAATTCATATCCAATAGCCGTAGCAATCAATCTAACATGATATGAATCAAAGTCCATTTCAACTAATGCACCTTGTTCAAAACGACTACAAAATGCAGATCTGGTACCATCTTCTTTATTCATTGCTGCAAAATTGAATCCTCCAAATGCATTACTAGGTCTACCCGTTGTTGTATGATAATTGTATTGCGAATATACGCGACCTACATGAATCAATTCTGGCATACGAAACTCTTCGGTAACTGCTAATCCTACGGATTCTATTTGCGCAAATACCTCCGGATATGTTGCATTGAATTGTAAATACGATTCTGTTAATTCTGCATTCATACACATTGGCCATGCATAGTGACGAATCTTTTGACACATTGCCAAATGTTGCTGTAACGGAACAATGCTATTTACTGCTGGTAATGATTTATGTCGACGCCAATAAAATTGATGTGCAGTGGTTGGATAATGTGATTCATCATATGCTTCTGAATAAGTATACCACCATAAGGTCTTAACATCCCATACGGCAGCATTTCCTCCCGTTTGAAGCCATTGCTTCTTGTCATGAACAAAGATATTCTCTAATGCCAAAAACTTCGGGACATGTTCGGTAAAGCCCCTTAGTTGTTCAGAATGACGAAATGGAATTATTCTTTCTACATCATCTTCTGTATAAATGTATACAGCACATAACGTATTTGCTGCAACATGAATTGTGGGACTACAGAATATTGGCACTAACAACGTTTTGCGTCCTTGTATGTAACGCAATGTGCTTAGTACATCTTCTTCATTATCCACAATCATATATGAATAATAAGAAAAAAATGTTAAGAATCCAACCCGTTTATGTCAATTGGGGCAATATAATCAGTATCGGTATAGAATTGTGTTAGATTTGTTAATATGTTTGCAATATCTGGAATGGTAGTGCTCGCATCTGCAATTGCAAGTTTATTTTTTGTCATGA